CTAGATTTTTTTAGCAAAATCAGATAGATTCAGACTAAGTTAAGGAAAGAATATGGCAGATTATCCAATTTCAAATGTACCTCGCAGAGTCCAGTATGTGAACTCTGGAGTAGGGCCATACGCTTTTGCTTTTGAAGTGCTCACTCAAACCGATATCGCTGTATATCGCGGCAGCACAAAGTTGGTTTTAACTACAGATTACACCGTAACGATTAACGCAAACGGTACTGGCTCGGTTACATTGGTAGCTGCTGGTACAGGCAACATTACGATTGTAGGCGCTAGAGCCATTCAGCGCTCATCCGATTACACGACTGGCGGCGATCTGTTCGCTAGCACACTAAACACAGACCTAGACAGTCAGACAATTTTTAGCCAGCAATTAGCTGAGGATGTAGACCTATCTATCAAGGTACCAGTCTACGCACCTAGCGCTACTGGCCTTACAGTCAACCCAGAGGCTAACAAGATTTTGGGCTGGGATTCAACTGGTGCAAATTTAATCAATATTGATGCTAGTACATTAGCCAGTATTGCAGTATACGCAACGGCCTACGCTGATGTGTTTGTAAGCAATGGCGCAACGGTAGCCTATACGCTAACCCGAAATCCAGGCAGTATCTATAACTTAGATATCTCTACCGATGGCGTAACTCAAGAACCAATACGAGATTACCTATTGTCTGGTTCTGTCGTTACATTTACTAGCGCAATGCCACTTAACTCGCGCATTGTAATCAAGTACAAAGAAGGCCTGCCAAACGTAACCGCTGACTCGCAAGATATTCGCTATCTGCCAGCAAGCTCGTCAACCATAAGAAACGTACAGGCTAAGCTGCGTGAGACGGTTAGTATTTTAGATTTTGGTGGCGTAGGTGATGGAGCAACAGATAATACTGCGGCTATGCAAGCAGCCCATAATACAGGAAAAGTTGTTTATTACCCCGCAGGAGAATATAGATTCTCTAACACTATTAATGTTGCATTGGGTGGTATTCTTGGTTCTGGACTTGGCACAACTTTTCTTGTAAGTACAAACACATCAAATAGTAATTTATTTAATTACACCGGCACAACAGCAGGGTATTTTAGTGGATTTCAAATACAGGCGCCGCTTGCAAAAACTGCTGGCGCAGCATTTGAAGTTGTAACCGCTACAAACGATAACGCCTATTCTGTTTTTGAAAATGTAAACTTTAATCAATTGCCTGTTGGCATTAGTTTTACAAAAGCGCGTTTATTTAAAATTATTGGGTGTAATTTTATAAGCTACACCGTTGCAGGTTGTTTGGTAGCAAATACTGACAATAACGACGCAGGCGACAGCGTTATTAGCAATTCTACTTTTTATGGCGGTTCGCCAACGGCGCACGGTATCGTGCAATATTCTTCTGGCGGTTTAAAGATTATTGGCAATAAATTTAACGATGGCGCAACAGCGTATTTTTTAAATTACACAGTAACAAGCGCAACTTCAATATTAATTATTGACGGTAACTCTATAGAAAATATGGTTAGCGCAGCTATTTCATTACAAAGTTCAGTTGCTTCTTCCTTTACGTTTAATTTTGTAGCCATATCTAACAATGAAATAGCCATTTGCGCTAACGGTATTACAACAGATACAACTGGTTTTATTTCCGAGATGAGCGTTACAGGAAACGTAATAAATGTGTCTGCTAGTGGGGCTGCAATAGCCTTAGTTAAGGTAAATAATTTTACTATTGGTGAAAATACATTTAATGGCCCAGGTGGAACTGTGGGCATTAATCTTGATACTTGCACTAATGGAAAAATAGGTTCAAATTCTTATGCAACAGCCACACCTTACGCAATTTTTACCTCAACTGTAGCTGTTCAAAAAGATGAACAAACAGGAAGCGTAACAACTGGATTGGCTACCCTTGGGCTTGGCGCGCTTTATAATTCTGCGGCGACAACAGTAACCTTTCCTACGCCGTTTAAAATTGCCCCAACTAAAGCCGACATTCAGCTAATAGCCGATTCTGGTACTGGAGCTATTGGAGGGATTGTTTCATCCACATCTACAACTAATTTTGTATTTAATGCTATTTCAACAAATAATAGTGTTGCTCCAATTATTAATTGGAAAGCATTTGGAACTTTATAAATGGAACAGAAAAATAAATTTATATTTATTAACTTGTACTTTAATGGCCAGTTTTGCAAGCGTTTTTTTGTAAATAAATAAGGAATAATTATGGCAGATGTCAAAATTTCAGCGTTACCAGCCTCAACTACGCCTCTTGCTGGTACTGAGGTATTGCCTGTTGTACAAGGCGCAACTACCAAACAAGTATCTATAGCTAATTTAACTGCGGGCAGAGCGGTATCAGCGGCTAGTTTAGCGTTAACTGGAACAGCGTTGCCAGTAAGTAGCGGCGGCACAGGTCAATCGTCATATACTGTTGGCGATATTCTTTATGCGTCAACTACTACCACACTATCTAAATTAGCGGATGTGGCTACTGGTAATGCGCTTATTTCTGGCGGCGTAGGTGTTGAACCTTCATGGGGAAAAATTGGTCTTACAACTCATGTAAGTGGCACTCTACCCACAGCCAACGGCGGAACAAATTTAACGGGCTTTACTGCGGCCAATAACGCCATTTACTCTACTTCAGCTTCCGCTTTAACTGCGGGGACTCTGCCTGTAGCTGCGGGCGGAACCGGCATGATTAACTTAAACTCTGGATGGGTTCCGTACGGCAATGGAACATCCCCGTTTAATTCTAGTGCTGATTTTTATTTTAGCGGAACAAATTTAGGTTTAGGAACTACAGCTCCAGTATATAGATTAAATGTCGCGGCTTCAGATACAACAAATGCAGTTGGTGGCTCTGCCGCAGCAATAAATATTACCAATGGTGATTCTGGCGCTTTTGGTAGGACGGCTGATTTAAACTTTAGCATTGGCGGCGGGACCGTTGCTGAAAAACTTGCTGGGCTTTCTGCTATATTTACAACTTATAACACCTCCGTTGCTGGCGCTTTAGCTTTTTGTACAAATAACGGGAATAGCTCTTATACAGAAAAAATGCGCGTTCATGCTTCTGGCGGTGTTTCTGTTGGCAACACTACCGACCCAGGCGCTGGCAATCTATCCGTAACAGGCACAGTTAGAACTCAAGGTTATACAGTTGCAACATTACCTGCGGCTGGAACAGCAGGTCGTAGAGCCTATGTAACGGACGCAACTTTGCCAACTTATCTGGGAGCGCTAGTCGGTGGCGGCGCTGTAGTATGTCCAGTATTTGATAATGGTACAGCTTGGGTTTCAGCTTAATTATTAATATATGAAACAGATAAAAGTATTCCGCAAAGTCTTTAATAAAGTTTTTATTAAAGTTTTTGAGCGAGATTTGGGCGAGTTCAACCTTGAAACTGAGGATGGATTCAATTTATTGCAGGAAAACGGATTTTTAATCCGCATTTAATAGGACTCCATTATGGCAACCCTTACCACTAAAACGATTAGCGCTCAGAATACGTTTACTGACGCGGTGCTAACCGAGGGATACTTTAATCTATCTATCTCTGGCACATTCGCTGCAACTGTAACCGTACAGCGCAGCTGGGACGCAACCAACTGGTACGATGTAGACGCATACACCGCGCCTACGCAAGAGGTTGGCTTTGACCCTGAGTTTACGTACTACCGTGCTGGCGTTAAGACTGGCGCCTACACATCGGGCGATGTAGTTATCCGCTTTGGCTCGGAAGATAAAGAGGAACATTAATCATGTTTGTAATCGATTGGATACTAGCTAAGTTTAACTACCATAAGTTTTATAAGGTAGATGTTGATGCGCTCTTTGCTGAGTTTGATAAGAAAGATGCGGCCAAGCCAGCAGCAGCCAAGAAACGACCAGCTCGTAAAGTAGCTGCCAAGAAACCAGCGGCTAAGAAAGTAGCCACAGCGAGAAAGAAAGTCTAATCATGTCTAACCTTACCGACCAAGAGCTGGAAGATATCGTGGAAAAAGTAACTGAGCGTGTGATCGAAAAGGTATACACCTCGGTTGGTAAATCCATTGTGACTAAGTTCTTCTGGATTGTAGGAGTGGGCGCTGTTGGCCTCGTAACTTACTTGGCTAGTATTGGCCACATCAAGGTCGGTTAAGAATGATTGAAACCCTGCTAGGCTCTCTGCTTGGTGGTGTATTCCGCATAGTCCCAGAGGTAATGAAACTGTGGGATGCAAAGAATGAGCGTGAGCATGAGCTTGCGATGCTAGGCAAGGAGATGGAGTTCGCCCAGATTAAGGGCGAGATATCCATGCGTGAGCAAGAGACTGTGCTCATGGGCAAAGAGCTGGACGCTATGACAGAGGCGCTCAAAGAGCAAGGCGAGACAGCTAGAGCATCCGGCCAGTTCATCTCTGCTATCTCCGCAGCTGTAAGGCCTCTCGTTACATACTGGTTTGTAACCCTGTACTCCATTGTCAAGCTGGCATCGATCCTGATGGCCGTTGATGCTGGCGCAGAATGGAAGGAAGTACTGGTCAGCTCATGGTCTGAAGATGACATGGCTCTGCTGATGATGGTACTTACCTTTTGGTTTGTTGGCAGGATATGGGACAGAACCAGGCACTAATCCTAGCTGCAGATCTGTGCAGATTTTTTGAGGGATTTTCCAGCAAACCCTATATCTGCCCAGCTGGCTATCCAACCATCGGATACGGCACCGTATACAAGCCTGATGGCACCAAAGTAACCATGCAAGACCAGCCCATATCTAAGGAGCTGGCAAACGACTGGCTCATGCGCGAGCTGGAGTACAACTACATGGCTGGTGTACTCAAGGCATCGCCCATTCTAATAACCAATCAGAGGCTATTAGCGGCCATTACAGACTTTGCATACAACCTTGGGGTAGGTAGGTATCGGGCAAGCACTCTAAAGCGCAGGGTGGACTCTAACGACCTGCTAGGGGTAGAGACAGAACTAAGAAAATGGATTAGGGGTGGCGGCAGGGTACTGCCTGGCTTAGTTAAGCGCAGGCAGGCCGAGATCGATTTATTCCGCAGCTGACGCGTCAATAGCTTGTTTGCGTTTCTGCTTGTGTGCAGTCATGCCAACCTTTTGAATCGTAGTCAGCATAGAAAGTACATCTGCGTTTAAGGTATTAAACTCTGCAATCTTTTGGATTTTGAGGTCAGCAGCCAGCCTTGATCTAGCCACCTTATCTGCCAGCTCGTTATAGCGATCCATCCATGCGTTCATGCCATCATGCAGCTCAGAGGGTTTGCCGGGGATGTTTAGCTTGAATGTTCCAGGCGGCTGTATCTGATCGGATACAATCTCAACTGTTGTATTTTCGACACACTCTGCAGCTGGTATATCCAAAACTTCTGGCTCTGAAACTGACACAGAAGGGATGGCATCCAGCGGGTTAGCGTGCTTAATCTGCGGTGCCTGCGCTACTGGCGTATCGTCTGGGTAATCCTGAGCCTCCTCAACCGTGATTAAACCCTTCAAAACGTCTGGAAACGCATCCCGCAGGGCAAAGCCACGGGCTCGCATCTGTAGCATACGCTTAGGGTACTGAGTCCAAGGCCCTTGCTTATTCCACAGGCCAGCTCGCTTGGCATCCTCAACTGAGTACTTGCTGATTACCTCGGTACGATTCTTACGCTTGGCCACGCAGACCGCTATTGGATTGCTAGTACCCTCGCCTTCAAAGTACTCCTTCACATCCTCACAGACGGGTGAGTTCTGGACTAAGGCCATCGCTGCGTCACCGTATACGCTTGGCTTACCGTTGATAGTCGCGATATTCTGCAAAGCCTGTAGTGGTGCTAGGCCGAGCTCGTATCCCCATTGCACAGCTACCAGCACATCCTCTGGTTTATTTTGGTAGGCCTTGGGAACCATCGTACTTTTACTCAGCATATTGCTGAAGTCGATAGCCTCTGTCATGGTCTGCGGCGCAAACCCTTGATGCTTTACTAGGTTAGTCATTTCAATTCCTTAATCGTTAAAGTGGATTGACGTACTGTGTACGCCTCTTTTGCTGGTGTAATCGTTGCTGGCTTGGCTTTGTAGCTGCGGACTGGCCAGCTGATCTGATACTGCCCTGCTACCCCGTGAGTATGGTTCTGCATAATGCCCATAATCTCGGTCTGTATCTTGCTATTTTCCTCTTCTGCTTTTGTAATTTTTGCCTTGTTTTCCAAAAGTAATTTGGTTAACTCCTCGACATAATTATCTAAGACTACTGGCTCATCATCCGAGCCTGAGCTAAAAGTACGAGCTGCATCTTTAGGATTGATAGGTGGGTAGTAATCAATCTCGCCTGTGTTTTTCCAGCGATCTAGCTTGTCTTGAAACTCTTTGCAGGTCTTTTCGATCAGCTCTAGCGTTGCCGGGTGTTGTTTAAACAAGAATATACGCAACTCGGTACCCTGATACAGCGTAGCAATCGCGCCCCATGTGGCTTTGTAGATAGCCATCTGTGCTTGCAACTGTATAGGGCCACGATACAGAGGCAGCACATCCTCCGCTGGCATCGAGGTTAGCTTGGCCTCGATGATGCCTGTACCACTCAGTACGATACTTTCGCTGCCAACCACGTAAATACCCTTCTCTGGATCTGTAAACACCTCGTTTACATTGCCTGTGGCTGTGCCATCAAGAGAGCAGCACAAAGGCCACTTATCGTGAAAGTAAGGGAATGGGTGCTCGATCTCTAGCTGGCTGCACCCAAGCCTGTTAGCGGCCTCCATGAGAATGGTTGGCTCTAGCCTGTTGCCCCATGCCATCGCCTCGTTGCCGATGTCTGGCGGGGTAATGCCTTTTAGAAAATCAATGGATGACAGCAGCTCATCATTGGGGGATCTGTACTTGCTCATTCCACAAACCGCTGGGATGCGGCTTGCAGAGAGCATATCGTTCGGAGTGACTTTACCTACCATTTTTTATACCTCGGTTTCTGTTCTTGATTCTAGGATTGCTGCTAGGCTAATCGCGCACCGAGCTACTTCTGCTGCCAGATTGCTGGCTGATTCATAGTTGTTGGCCTGCGCGGCCTTGTGTACCTCTTGCATCAGGCGATTAATCATTAGCAAATATTGGGAGTAGTCAATCATTTTTTGACCTCCTTCATAGCTGCCATTTTGGGTGAGCTCTTGTAAATGTAGCGTTTCCACTTGTGCGTTACGTTATCTGGATCGCACTCGTAGAAGTCGGTAATACGCCAGCCGCTACTGCGTAGCATATGGATGTAGTGCGCTAGGCGGGTGATGCCGTACTGCTCAATTACATCCCAGCTGGTAAGGCCTTTGGCTCTGCGGCGCTTGAGCTCTGATTGGATGATTTCAAATTGCGTAGTCATTTTGACTTCCTTTCATTGTTGGCTGCTGAATGGCGATAAACTTCCCACTTGGCTTGAAAGCGCAAGTCCTCTGATGGCGGCTCCCAGCCCATGCGCTTGAAGGTATCAAGCACGTTGGTCTTGGCCGCTGGTATATACGGGCGGTGTATATCTAATAATCTCATTGCTGCTCCTTATGTAAGTAATGCAATTACAACGAAAGCTAGCATGGCCACAGTACCGATGACCTTATCTAGCAGGGAATCCTCAGACTTGTACAAGTCCTTGGAAGATTTGTTGTGCTCGTTCATGGATGTCATTTCTTTAGATCCTTTAAAAATTCCTCAACCAAGCGCTCGCGGCGCTCCCGCTTGTACCGCTTATAAATATCGGTATCGCCTACGTACATACAGAGCAAACCGATTACAGCTGCAAAAAACACAAACAGAGCTGCCGCATACATCACCGTCAGCGTGAAGATTAAAAACTCATACATGGGCTACTCTCCTGATTAATTTAGCTACTTGAGCTGGGTGCCAAACTTCATTACCTTTGGCTGTCTTGATACCGCGAGCGCGTAACCCTTGGGCTACATCTCGCAAGTTTGTGCCTACCTGCTTGATTACATCCTGTAGGCTTGGCGCTACTAAAGTAGCAAAGGCATCAGCCTTGGCCACAATCGCGTCAGAACCAGCCTTAGAGCCCTTCTCTGGGCATGGGCTACCTAAGACAGTACCGCGTGCTTTGGCGGCCTGTAGGGCTGATTTAGTGCGCTCTGATATCTTCTTAGCCTCCCACTCAGCAAACACAGCAGCCATCTGTAGGAATGTGCGGTCTGCCTCCGGCATATCAGCTGCTACGAACTGTACGCCAGACTCTAAGAGGCCTGAGATGAAATGCACGTTACGTGCCAGGCGGTCTAGCTTGGCGATTACAAGGGTAGCCTTCTGCTTTTTAGCAAGGGCCAAAGCAGCTGCGAGCTGTACGCGATCCGACTTACGGCCAGACTCAACCTCGGTGAACTCAGCAATAATCTCTTTGCCTGCTAGGAAGGTTTGCACAGCTGCACGCTGCGCCTCAAGGCCAAGGCCTGACTGGCCCTGGCGCTGTGTGGATACGCGGTAGTAGGTTACGTACATTATGCAACCTCGCTGATAAACTTTTTAGCCATCTCAATGTGGCGCTCAAGACCACGTAAGGTTGCCTGTAAGTCGTGTGGGCAAACTCTTTTTGAGCCCATCAAATTACGTAAGTTATCTACGTAAAAAGAATTGAGTGAGCCGTATGCAACGATAGCGCCTGACTTGCATTTGCCAGCATCAACAAGTGCGGAAATCTCTTTGTCTAATTCGTCTTTTGCGGCTACTAGGCCTAGTAAGCTGAAGTAATGAAACTTAGCTTTTTTTACGTTGCTCCAAGACTGCTTGTAAGTACCTTTGCTCATTTTGTTAACTCCTCTATCTGGGTGGTTAAAAGCGATATCGCTTAGGTGTGACTTTACCACAGCTGCAATACCCGTCAAGAACTATATGTAGTGAAAACAACACTATTTCATAGGTGTTTACCCTATGAGTTAGGCTACGGGTAGTTTTCCTGTATGCTCTGAGATATCGGGTAGCTTGACACTATTCAGCTCAGTCCTATCTCGTCAGGCACGACTAAAAAGACCTGCTACCCGGCCAACTAAAAGGATCAATATGTCAGAACTAAAGCCATTCTTAGTGCGTTTGCGGCCAGATGTGCGTGAGCTGCTAGTGCAGGCAGCGCAAGAGCGCAAGAAACCCATAGCCAGCGTTATCAATGATGAGCTGCGCGTTGCCCTTGGCAAGACTGGGAACCTTAACCAGCGCCTTACGCAACTGCTCGGATGATTATTCTTACGCTGCCGTTCCCGCCATCGGTCAATACGTACTACAGGCGCGGAGCCCATGCGACCTACATGAGCAAGCAGGGGCGCGAATACAAATGTAAGGTAGCGGATTACATTGCACAGAGCAATAGTCCCAAATTGGGATCTGCGAGGCTCTACCTGGAGATCGTGCTGTGGCCCAAAGACAAGCGCAAGTTCGATATCGATAACCGTATCAAAGCGCTGCTGGATAGCCTGCAAGATGCTGGTGTATTCGATGACGATGAGCAGATAGATCAGATGCACGTTTACAGAGGCTCGCATATCGTATCAGGCGGCCAGGCAAGGGTAATGATTGAGGTTATTGAATGAGCCATGAGAATGATGTGTACACAAAGGCCGTACAGGCTGACAGCTCGATTACGGGCAAGCGCTGGTGCTCTAACTGCCAGTTCGGCAAAGACCATAGGAATGGTGCATGGATCGTAAGCGCAAACAAAAGGCAAAAGAGGTGGGTCTGCAAGGATTGTTGGGAGAGGAAACAAGCGAGGGAGGCGGCCAAGTAGATGTACGACTCCAATGTCTCGCTTGCGGTCAAGTTCACGGATCATCCAGGCTACTTCATCTGCCGGATGGCCGCACAGTCGGAAACTACTCGGAAGAATACCGCCTGTATGCTGAGGCTGCCGGAGTACTCAAGAGATTTAGAACTCGAAAGACCAGACAGCTGCACCTCGCGAGAGTGGCAGAGGTGCGTGGCAATGCTAGCTATGAGCAGCTCAGAAACGCCATGTTAGAGATATACGAAAGAGAAAAGAATGATACTTAGCTGCGGCTGTAGATCCGAGTATGAGGGCATATTCTGCGAATGGGATGCCGAATCGAATGAATGTGAGCCAGCCATAGCCTATGGATGTGTATGTGCCAAATGCTACCTAGAGCTGGGCGCGAGACCAACAGAGAAAGAAAAGAATGATTTGCCCTAATCAGCATTGCGATAGCGAAGATATCAAGGTAGCAGAGACACGTAAGCACGACCAGCGCAACTGGGTTTGCAGGCGTAGAGTCTGCCGAGAATGTGGCTACAGCTGGTGGAGCAATGAGATACCGCTATTTGAATTACCTATCAGTTTGAAGTAATCGATAGTAATTATTTAACACA